CATAGAGTCTATGCCATGGCGGATCCTGCTGCATTAACTCTATTAGATGCTCTTCATTGCGCACTTGGTTATACAAACTAACATTCAGAAAATCCAGCTTTACATAGCCTCTTGCTTCTGCTTGATGATAGTCTATGGCTGCACGGGTAGTAACAGGGTCGCGCGGAATTTCAGTAACGTAGATTCCAGTGTTATGTCCTCGATCGGGAGAAATACTAGCGGCCACATGAGGAATCACCTTGAGTATTTTTTGCCTGTCAGCAAAGTCAATGTCAACGTCACTGTTAAATTTCATAGTCCTGCTGCTGTTAAAATAGATTTAGCCCATGTTACGTCTTGGGTACTGTCTTTAAATTTGGTATTCCAAAATGATGGTTCGATCCAATTAATAACTATCTTAACTTGCTCTTCATCTAGACTGCCGAGAAAATCCACACCAGAATTGCAGTTAAACACCACCCAGGGACTAATACGACCTGTTGCTATATGGTGACATATTCTGTTAACGTTGCCATACTTAAAGTAGTCAACATAGCCATTCTTTAAATCTGGGTTACTTTCTGCATACTCTTGCATTTCTTTGAGCCCGCGCTCCAGCGCATCCTGCACAGACTCTGTGCGCAGATGTGTATACAACCACTCGTCATAGAGTTTGTCGGATGTCCAGTAGTCCAACTTTTTATTGTTCTTCAACAGCCATTGCGTAAATGACGATACATTTATACAACGCAGGTCAACACAATATCTACCAAACTTTACAAATGCAGTATAGTAAGGACTGTCACAAAAGTCTTGATAGTTCTTGGGTGCAGATGTTGTTTGTGTGCTGTTATAAAACAATACATAGGATCTAAAACCCCATTGCACGCCAGTTTCCGATTCTTGTTGATGTCTGCGTTTCTTTTCGCAGGCGTGGCTAACTAAAGTGGACTCTTTAGTAAATCCTTTGTTACAAAATTTGCATACATGTTTAGGATCTGCTGCTGGCACTTTAGTTGATTTCCATACATCAAGTATATCCGAGATCATAGTTCTGCTTTGATTCTTTTTTCATCCCAGCCCATGTCACGGGCCATTTCTCTGAACTGTTCCATGGTGTTTAGTTCAACCATTATTTCAATTTCCTTGGGCTTTAGCCCATGAAAATGTTCTTCAACAAACTTGTATGCACGTTGGTCGCCTTTCTTCTTATTGCCACTGAGCCAATAGTGACGTTTGGAGCCCATGCCCGGACTAACTGTGGTACACAATAGCCATTGTAACTTAGGATGCTTGCCCAAGTCAAAGAAATTCAAGTTAACTCTTTCATTTTGAACACGCAAATACCATTCTTGAAGTTCTGGCGAACCATCAACACTGCCGCCCCATTTGAGCATGAGATAGGTACTGAACTTTTTAACTTCTTCCTCAGTGAGGCTATCGTAGAATCCACGATCTTTAGAATCAAAAGCCCGCATTTCATTTGCAATATCTAGTTTACTCATATTTACTTTTTGCCTAAGTGATACAACAGTATAACACGATCCAATGCATCTTGCAAGGCAGGATCCGTTTTGGCCCAACGATGAATGTCACCCCACATCTTACTTTCTAGAATATGATCGTGTGGTGACCTGCCATCGTTGGTACGAGGATCATATGTGCGTTCACTGGATCCTATTATCTTACCAGGCTTTTCCATAATCGACTACTTCGCTAACTCTGCTGATATCTTTAACAAAAAATACACACAAAGGTTTGTCAACTTCTGATTCCACAGGTACTGCCAGCATCTGGCCAGGTTTGAGTTTGGGAAAGTACCATTTGACATCTTTGTAGATGTCAATGATCTCCACTGGATGGAATTCAGGTTTAAAACTGCTGATAGGATTGAAACAGAATGCACTAAAGCCTCTATCGTTAATGCTGGTCAGTGGTATTACTTCAAGGTCGCCAAGGTCATTCTCTCCAATCAACAGTTGCCAGTCCACAGGCATCTTAACAGTCCATGGTCCTATTTTAAGTACCAGTGCAGGGCTGTTAAAGCTCTCCAAAAATATCAGGGGTATGTAAAAGTAATCGGGGTTCTTAGGATCACTGTTGTCTAGCACACAAAAACGAAGATCATCCACTTCCTCTGGGATTTCGTTCATATCGTATGCTCTGTTGTTATCTAAATTTAATATTCGTGACATGTAGTTCCATTGTAATAATTATTTGCTCAAGAAGTCAACTTTTTCGATTGCAAAAGGATAGTTGGCTTCTTTGTAGAATGTCTTGCGCTGCGTCAGGTGCCGTTTGGCAAACTTGCAGGTACTGGTTATATCCCAGATCTGGACGAAGTCCTTGTCTTCAGCTTTTCTAATGCCTCGCCCAATGCTTTGTATAACTCTAACAAAGCTCTTTCCGGGTTCCAAAAGAACCAGATTAAAAATCCTAGGGATATTAATACCCACAGCGGCCACACCATAAGTCGCCACAATAATCTTGCCAGTACTTGTTGCAATTTCGTCATATTCTGCTTGTCTTGTTGTGCCTTTGGTAGCCCCGCTTACAAAGACTGCGCTGTCGCCCAACAGCTCTACTAACCGCTTACCTGGGGCAACTCTGTCAACTAGTATTAGTGTGTTGCCAGACTGCTGTATCTTTTGTACCAATCCACTGATGTAGTTGAGCCTGGGTTCTGACTCCAATAGGTACTTTAATTCACTTTGATAGTTTGAATACTCACTGTGATCCATTAGCTGTAGTATGTTAACATGACACTGTGCCAGCACACCTTGGTCCTGCAATTCGCTGGCACTTAATTTGCCAATGACTTCGCCAAGACTACAACGTAGGCTAATTGCTTCGCCCTTGTCTTTGGGTATGGTACCAGTTAGTCCCCAACGTATTGGAATTTGCGCCATAACTCCAGTTAACAGGGATTTTAATGCATCAGCTTTGGCCATATGCACTTCGTCTACAATTACGCAGACCACATCTTCTAAGAATTCATTAATAGTTATGCCAGCATCGCCGCTCTTGGTATTTTTCAGCAAGACGTTTAGACTTTGCCAGGTGCATATGGTATGTCTGCGGCCAAACTCTTTACGATCACCAAAGAACACACCAACATCCAACTCCATGTTCTTGTAGTCATTTTCTGTTTGTGTTACCAGGCTTTTATTTGGTACAATGACAATACTGCGACCAATGTCGCTTACTGCTGAACTTAATGCTGCTGTTACAATTGTCTTGCCTGCGCCAGTTGCAATTTCTTGTATGCATTGCGTATTGGTCAAGAATCTATTGATAATTTCAATTTGATAATCACGCAGCATCACAGGTTTGCCGGCTGCTGGATGACCTTTGGGCCAGGCAATATGTTGATAGCTGGATTCGGTAACTGGCGCAAAGTCAAATTGATTAACATATGTTCTAGTATCGTTTAATTCAACATCATAGCCTCGATCAGTTAGCCACGGCAATATCTCTGGCAGTAGGTTGATATAGGTACTGCCACTTAGTTGAAAGTAGCTGATCTTGCCATCCCACCTGCCAAGGCGTACTGCTGGCAAATATCTAGCGCCAGGTATTTCAAATTTGTATTTGTTGACTAATTGCCTACGTGTCTCAACGTCGAGCCCTTTGATGCGAACATTTACTTCATCGTTGATTTCTAATATACATTCGGCCATAGTTTGTTAATTTGTTTTGTTATTATATACAAACTCAGTACAATATACAACCTTTTCTGAACATTGAATTAGTTGCATCTTCTTAGGACCAACCATCAATGCACTCATTGTTATTAGCAATGGTATGGAATCAACCAAATTTGGATTCCACTGTGACAAGTAAACGCACAGAGCATGGTCTGTGTTGATTTTTTTAGATTTCTTTTCTGAATTTACTATTACTAGTTCATCTTTGTCAAAGACTTTTTCAAGTTGGCGCAAGGCTCTGTCGCCCGACATAGGGTTTTCAAAAACATATATAGGCCAACGGCTGGTTATATTAGCATACTCTAATATGTCAGTTAAACTATCATCCAGCGATAACGGTGCATGTACCAATTGGTTGTTCAACAGCTCTTGCACTCTGCTGTTATACTGCTCTGCTAGAATTTCAGTAATAGCAGGACTAACAGTATATCCCAAAGTGCTGCTATTGTCTACCAGACGCAGTAGATTGTCTGCACCAAGCCCGCCTAAGTTAGAGTCAACATAGTCCAATAAGCTAGATTCAGCATTGGTAATTGTGTATCCAGTGTCTGTTTTGACTAGTTCAATTTGATAAGGTACAGACTGCGATTCGACAATACGATCAGCCAGTGACGCTAGTGCAGCATCTAATTCAAACCCATGTTTACTCACCAAAGATTGTAGCCATAGCACCCGGGGTTCGGTAACTGAAGCAGTCCAAGCCCTGGCATCCCTGTCAAATTTAAATTCCCCTGGGACCAATTTGGCCGACTCTTTGATATCCTCGATCATTTTTTCATTGTAAGGAAATCTAATGTAGATCTTCCCATCATGAAATTTAATTGTTTTACTGCGATCAATTGATCTGGTGGGCAATCTAAATACAGCATTACCTTCGTGCGGCCCTAGATCAACGCCCAGGGCAGCAAGTTGCTTTTTATATTTGGTTACTATTTTATGTGCCAGAACCGCTTGACGATCTGTAAATGCAACTCCACGATTAGTCTGTTCAGCCATACTTTGTATGATCTGAATATCATACCTGGCTAAGTTTACTACCAGCGGTCGATTTAGTACGGGCTTGAACCCTGCCATGGCTTCGATATAGTCTTCAATGTAAGGAAGCGATGTTTTTTGCATATTTGCACACTTGAATTATTTATTGGTAGTCCAGCTGATTCTTGGCTCCTACTAATCCTGCTAGTAGTTGGAAGTCGTCCCAGGCCTTTTTTAGCGTGGGATTGTTTTCTAGTTCCGAGTCTGGCAAAAATGTTTCCAACCAATACTCAGGACGCCTTCTTGGATATGCACCAAATTTGCGAGGCTGGTGCAGTTTTCCATCATTGTATAGCATCATACTAACTGCACGGAATCTGTTTTCGTCGTCATCTCCAAACTCAATCCATTCTGGATTGCTGCCTGCAACTCCTCGATAGCCATTCCAAATACCTTTCCATTGATTGTCATCGTTGGGATTAAAATCAGTACGAGATATGATAATTAAAACATCATTGATGTCTACTCGACCTTCGACAATGTCTTTAACACAACGGCTATACGACAGACCAACTTTCATTTTATTTCCAGTCCTTAAACGCAGCACGATTGTCTATTGCTGATTGTAATGCACGTTCGACAAACTGATTAAAGGTAATATCCATTTCATGCGCCATACGAGCATACTTTAAAAAGTCTTCGTCGGTCATATCCAGTTCCATCATAACGTCGGTATCATACTCTTTGCCGGCAATAATAGCACTGGCCTTTTCAATAAAGTCTGCATTCACATCAAGATCGACGTATTCCACATTGTCCCATGCTTCATCCAAGCTAACGCTACGGTTTTTGGATTCCGTCGTGTAAGCCTCAACATAGTCGGGATTGATCATACGATATGCACGTTCATTCTTGTAGTCGTGCACCTGCACTTCGTAAACTATTTGGGTGCCTTGATCAAAAGTAATAGTTAAATTATGCCCTTCGTGGTCGCCATTCCACGAATCCAATGAGTAGGCATTGGCGCCAAAACAATTCCAGCAGTAGGCGCTGCCTTCGGTGATACGGTAGTTAACTAGTTCCATCCATTCTTTAAGATTAATCATGATTTTGTTCCTTAGATAGTTTACACAATAAAATAAAATGATCGTATGCAGCTTTCACTGCTGGATTAGAGTATAACACACTTGCTTCTTTTTGTAAAGCTTCGACACCTGCTTCGGCAATATCGTGTGCGCTACCCATACTCAAGGTACAAAGATCATCACCAAATTCTTTAGCTAGCCGTTTCCAAGCCCGTTGCTGTCCCAATGTAATAGGTGTATTCTGAGGTTTCATTTCACTGGCTTTGCGCATGGCTGTGAGCATGGCTTCCATTGCAACATTAGCAGCAGCTACCAATCTGGCATAATCTGGATCAATGTTGTAGGAAATACTTTGCCCGCCGGGGTAATTCATTACCAAGCAGGTACCTTTTCGCAAACTGTAAATAAACTCAGAGTCGTATTCAGAGACTGGAACATATTTACGGCCTACTTTTTCATAGAAGATCTTCTTGGTCATTGTCTAGCCCATTGCTGCGTTTATCAGTTTTGTTGTCTACATCTTGATCAAACCGACGTTCTTTAATTGTCTTTTCACCAAATACTTTTTCACTATGGCACATTATACATTTTGGATTACCACAATCTAATACATGGTGTTTGGCCAATCT